TGCGGAAGCACCAGCAACCTCGACAGCACCTGCATCTGAAACTGCTCCAGCGGTAAGCGAACCTGCACCAGCACCACAACCAGAGGCGGCACCAGCAATGGCGGCACCTGCGGGTGACAGTGCCAAGAGGGCAGAAGACATACTGAAACTGATCAGATCTAGACAAGCAAAATAATCTGACATTTTACCAAGGCCCAGGCATTGACTGTGTGGGCCTTGTGTAATATAATAAGGCTATGAATACAATTAAGAAAGCGATCGAATGGATCTTGTACAAACAGGTGCCAGCATGGATACTGGTTTTGTTAGTGATCATTTGGATCTTACTATAGGACTATAACAATGACAAAAGTGTTTGATGCAACAAAATTTAGGAAAAGTATAACAAAATCAATACAAGGGTTAGGAATAGGATTTAGTGATCCCACAGACTGGATCTCTACGGGAAACTACGCTCTGAACTACTTGATGACCAGTGACTTCAACAAGGGCATACCCTTGGGCAAGGTTACAGTGCTGGCCGGAGAGTCTGGTGCAGGCAAGAGTTACATAGCATCAGGGAACATAATCAAGAACGCACAGGAGCAGGGCATCTTCGTGGTGTTGATCGACACAGAGAACGCACTGGATGAGAAATGGTTACAGGCGTTGAACGTGGACACATCGGAGGAGAAACTGTTGAAATTGAGCCTCTCTATGGTGGACGACGTGGCCAAGACCGTTTCAGAGTTCATGAAATCATACAAGGACGAGCACGCCGACAACAAGGAAAACGCACCAAAGGTGCTGTTCGTGATAGACAGTCTGGGAATGTTGCTGACACCAACAGATGTCAATCAGTTTGAAGCAGGTGAGATGAAAGGTGACCTAGGTAGGAAACCAAAGGCACTGACGGCACTGGTTAGGAACTGCGTGAACATGTTTGGAAGTTGGAACGTGGGACTGATAGCAACCAACCACACATACGCATCACAGGACATGTTCGACCCCGATGACAAGATATCAGGTGGTCAAGGATTCATCTATGCCAGTTCGATAGTGATAGCGATGAAGAAATTAAAATTAAAGGAAGACGAAGCAGGCAACAAAGTATCGGACGTTAGAGGTATCAGAGCGGCCTGTAAAGTTATGAAAACAAGGTACGCTAAACCATTTGAATCTGTACAGGTCAAAATACCATATGATACGGGCATGGATCCTTACAGTGGACTAGTGGATCTGTTCGAGAAGAAGGGTGTGTTGGTACAGACCGGAAATAGACTGAAGTACGTTGATTCCAAAGGCAAGGAACACATAGACTTCAGGAAAGCATGGACAGGTGATAAATTAGATATGCTGATGGCAGATTGGAAAGAGAAGGAGATCGCAGAAGAGAAAGCGGATCAGGCCAAGGCCAAAGTAAAGACTAAAAAAACAGAAACAACTGAAGAGGAAACAGAAGAATAAATGATTGATTTCACACACGAAGACATCGAGCGTTTATGGAACTCCATATCACACTACGTACCTGAAAGATCCAGACTGGACGCGGCCATCGACTTCATCAAGAGCCTGGACGACATAGGCGTTGAACATGACGAGATAAAAGCATCTGGCGAGTTTGATCCCAAACTGGAAGAAGCGATTAACACGGTGTTCGAGGAAGAGGAAGACCTAGACGAATCATACGACGACGGCTACAGCGAGAACTAATGATCAACTGGTACAGTGAAGTAAGCAGGAGTTTGGCAAAGATACCTGATTGCGTGGCGTACTTTGACAAAGAACTTCTGGAGGCCAGGAAGCAGTGCAAGATATACGGCAACCTGGAACGAGCGGCCGCGGCCTTACCCGGCATAGTGGAGGAGAGATTCAGCCAACTACAGCAGTTGGAGGCCATACTGGAATACCTAAACATAGAACTGAGAAGACTGAGATCAAAGACGTTCAGGAAGTTCCTGGAGAACTACAACAGGGCACTGTCAAGCAGAGACGCCGAGAAGTACGTGGACGGTGAGGACGACGTTGTGGACCTGACCAAGATAGTGAACGACTTCGCACTGCTGAGAAACCAATGGCTGGGCATCACCAAAGGACTGGATCAGAAACAATGGCAGATAACCAACAT